AAGTGCAACTGTTTGGCATGAGCTTGGATCAAGCGCTTCCTACGGTGTAGAGCTTACTGCTTCCCGAATCTTTGAAACTCCAGTCGCTAATCTTAGCGTCATTCCATTTATCACAACTAACTTAGCTAACTCTTACAACGCAGTAGAGGTTGGGACAGTTGTTGATTATGATTTTGGCAACGGACTTTCAGTCGCAGCTAAAGCTACTTATAACCACAATGATGTAGACAATTCACCATATAGTCTTGATCATGATTGGAACTTTGGACTAGGATTTAAATACGAATTCTAATAACAGACTAAAAAAATTGTTATTAAAAGCCTCCCGAAAGGGGGGCTTTTTTTATATTCCGTGTAATTAATTAAACATGGAACCTGAAAAGTCTATTTTAAGAGAGTTTTTAAATGGGGGATGGTTAGTACCTCTAGTCGGCGCAGCAGCTATGTTTGCTAGACTTTTGTCTGGTCATAATGGATTATCAATAAAACAACAATTAAAAAGAGTATTAACAGCAGCCATATCTGCTGGTATTGCTTGGTTTGTTTTAGAGCAAACAGATGTATCCTCTCTTACGAAAGCAGTTACTTATGGTATTATTGGTGTAATTAGCCCTGAAATAATTGCTGGAATTGTGCGTCTAGGAGAAAAATTCGCTAAAAACCCAGCGAAATTTATTAAAAGATGAGACCTAAATTTATAGTTTATTGTTTAGCTGCTATTTCCCTTTGCTTTGCTTGGAAAGGTTTAATTCTTACGGAGAATATCGAATCGACCTTAAAAGAAAATGCTAGGCAATCGGAGTCTTCTATTATGGAAATAGGGATGTGTTTTGATTGGTATGGAGTAATTATAGTCGATTCCGTAGTTAAAACTTCTCATGGAGTCATTACTCCTTTAGAAATGGTGGATGTTTTAGAAGAGGAAAGGGTTAATAAAGATAAACTTCTAAAAGATTATAAAAAAAATATTACTTCTGAAGAAAAAGAATTCGCTCAATTTGTTTTTGATCAAGAAGAAAAAATAACTTTGTATGTAGATAAGTTAATTAAATGGGGTCAAGCTGGTGAGGTAGATAAAATTAAAGCTTCAGTTCCTGTAATGTATGAGATGACCGACCCCACGATTGACGCTATTAATCAAATAATGGATATAAAAATGTATTATAATGAAGCTCAATCTGAAATTTTAAATAATGAAATTTCGACTTATAGAGATTTTATGATCTTGGCTATCGTATTATGTGTTGTAATGTCGATATGTACTGGATTTAGTAGAAAGTGTGCGTAATGAATTTTAAAGGTAAAAAAGAAGTTGTAAAAGCGATTCAAAAACTCCTCGGTGTTTCTTCTGATGGTGCTGATGGACCTGTAACTTGGAATGCTATATTAGCGGAACTATCTACAAAAGAAGCCGTTAATCTCTCTGGTGGTATAGGAGATAAAATGGTTCAATTAGCTCGCGGAGAGATAGGAGTATCAGAAGTTGATGGTAGTAATTGTGGCCCAAGAGTAGATCAATATAAAGCTGCTACTTGGTTAGACCCAGATAAAGGTTGGCCTTGGTGCGCGGCTTTTATTTGTTGGCTAGTCAGAGAAGCTATAGAAGGAGAAGACGTTTCTTTTAAACGTCCTAGAACTGCGGGTGCTTGGGATTTTGAAAATTGGGCTAAACAACAATCTGGTAAAGGTGTAGACCTACGTAAGCCAACGAATGAGGACATCAAAGCTGGTGACATTGTTGTTTTCTCATTCTCTCATATAGGTCTCGCTGTAAAAGACATTGATTCTAGTGGTTATGTTATCACTATAGAAGGCAATACTAATGGCGCTGGTAGTAGAGAAGGTGGCTCCGTATTAGAGAAGAAACGCCATGTCTCTAAAATCAGGAGTAGAATCAGAATAGTTTAGTAGACATATAGTTATCGCTATATATAATACTTGATGAATAAATTCAACATCAAGGTCAACACCCATGATATCTTTAATTGGGTTGTTGGTAATTCAGTTTTTGATCCTATTGAGAGGTGTATCGACCCGACAAGATACGAGACTTTTGACTCGTTTGTCTACGACAGCGAGACTAGAACAAACATCACCCAAAACGAAGAATACCAAAAGTTTTGTTGGGAGGTCACTAGGCTTAAGAGATTGTCTCGGAAAATGGAAAAACAAGAGATAGAAAGTGTCTGCAAAGAAATTTCTGAAATTGCACCTACGTATGTTCTTTTAGATTATTAAAAAAGATGTTTTTTGGATTTATAAAAAAAATAATTAACTTATTTAAAAGTTACAACAAAGCAGTTGACGAGGTTGTGTCTCCAAGAGTTGGTATCGGTTCGACGAGCGTTGGCATTGGTTCGACGAGCGTTGGTATCGGTTCGACGAGCGTTGGCATTGGTTCGACGAGTGTTGGCATCGGTTCGACGAGCGTCAGTATTAATTTAAGGAATTTGCCTTGGCCGAATTTTAAATATTTAAAAAATGAAATAGTAGGTAATCTTACCAAAACACGCACTATGGCTATGGATGATAACGGGACAATTCATTCATTAGGTTATAAGTCGAATATGCATATTGAGACTGATACAGCTACTGATTCTATAAAAAGAAATGAATTAGGTTATAAAGGTTTTATCGGCACTGTTGAAGCTTCAGATGGATACACTTATTTTATGCCAGCTTATGCGAGTTCTATTGGTAAGCTTGGTAGGAAGACTGGTTCTATAACCATAGAAAAAAAATTCAGGACGAGTCCTCAAATTAGATCTGGGGCAGAGGGGTTAAATGGTATTATTTATATGCCCTCATACACTAAGACTCTAAAGATTTATACTTTAGATACAAATACTGGAGAAGTAGGATCATACACCCCAGATAAACCAGTCAAAGGTGGATTTTGGTCAGCTTTTGGCCATATTTGGGGTGCAGCAGCAGATGCAAAGGGAGAGATTTATATGCCCCCTGCTTTGAATCAAAGCGTCGCTAAAATAGATAAAAATGGCGTTTTTAAATATCTTGAGGGAGAACCTGTTAAATCTGGGACCAGTGGGTTTGATGTCAAATATGTAGGAGCTACATATGTTGCATCAGTTAATAAAGTATTTTGCATCCCAAGAACAGGTAGAAAAATTCTTATCATTGATTGTTCTGACGATAGCTATGAAGAGATTGATTTGCCTCCAGATTTCTTGGCGGTAGCTAATAAAAACAAAAGCTTTCAAGGTTATTTAGCCCCTGACGGTTGGGTTTACAGCACGTTTTGGGCTGATACAAAATGTTTTAGGATTAATCCAGAGACTTATGAGATACAGTGGAAAGATTATGAATATGAATTTTCAGATGGCAACTTGACTGTTGAAGACGGCTCTGGTATTATGAGCATCGGGACGGGATACTCAACAGCACCTTTAGTAAAAGGCGACGATGTTTATCTTGGTTTGGCTGGGACTTCAAAAGCTATTAAGCTTGAATTCAATAATTAAAAACAAATGATAACATTACCTATTAAGAAAGAAGTTTATGATTACAGTAAAAAATTAGTAGAAGAAAATAATTTTGGGCAAAGAGGTAAAGATGATGGAAGTCCCAAAGAACAATTTATTGGGATACTTTCTGAAAATATGGTGAGGCAATATTTAAAACTCCCGTTAATAGAACCTAAAGGGTTTGATGGCGGTTACGATGTAATGTATAAAGGCCAGAAAACCGACATAAAGTCTATGAATAGGACTGTAGATCCCAAACCTTTTTACATAAATAATGTTTTTGATGTGCAATTGAAACACAAATCAGAGGCTTACATTTTTACTTCCTTGAATACTAAAAAGAAAAATCTCTCTATCTGTGGTTGGGTTTCTAAAAAAGATTTTAAAAAGAGAGCGTCTTTCTACCCGAAAGGGACGGTTCGGATGAGGGGTCCAGAATCTTTTCCCCTAAGAGCAGATAATTGGGAAATAGAAAATAAAGATTTAAATGAATTTAGTTAACGATATTCCTATTACTTCAGATGATTATGAGCATGTGAATTGTATCGTAGAAATACCTAAAGGGACTAATACAAAATATGAGTATGATGAGAGTTTAAACATATTTAAATTAGATAGATGTCTTGTTTCTTCTTTGCAATATCCAATAAATTATGGGTTTATTCCACAAACTATTGCCCTTGATAACGATCCTCTAGATGTTTTAATTTTTAACCATGACCCTATAGATAGAGGGAGTTTAGTATCTTGCCGTGTCCTTGGGGTTTTAGGTTTTATTGACGGTGGAGAAGTTGATAATAAACTAATTGCCGTGCCTCATTGGTCACCTGTGGATAAATACAAAACAGTTCACGATATTGAATTAGCCCACCTTAAAATCTACAGGCAATTTTTCAAAATTTACAAAATAGACAGAGATTCTGATACTAAAGTGGGAGATTGGAAATCTAAGAGTGCAGCTCTTCAAATAACAAAAGACTCTCACGAAAGATGGCTAAAATCTAATCAAGAAAGATTTCAGGAGGAATGGGCAGAAAGGCAAATTTGGTCTAAAATCAAAGAAAAAGGTTACATAGTTTATCCTGATTAGGTGTAAATAACAATATGGATATCATTCTTCAACTAGTTCAAGATAACCCTTGGTTTGGTGTAGTGACTGCTGGAATCGCTTTCGCATCTGCAATCGCTGCTGCCACCCCTACCCCTAAAGAGGGGACGATTTGGTCTAAAATCTATTCTATAATTGATTGGGCGGCGTTAAATGTCGGGAAAGCCAAGCAGAAATAGTCTACGGGTTATTTTATAGATTAATCTCTAGACACCCCCTCCCTTTTGGGTTGGGGGTTTTGCTGTATATTTACTTGATTTAAATTAATTATAAGCTACAATACAACTTATGATCTCCAATAAAGCTAAAGGTCTGTCTGGCTTAAGCCATGTAGCTCATACAAAAAAATTGATGGATGAGTCTGTAAAGAGGTATCATGACTCTTGTTTGTCGGCAGGTTTATCTATCAAGAAGACAGGTAAAGCTCAAGACATAGGGCATGTTGATTTTGTTGTAGAAGGTGAGACTGTGGATTTAAAAGGTTTAAAAAACTCTACAAGAGAAGGTAAGATACTTTTAGAGTTTCTAAATGTCGGTGGCAAAACTGGTTGGTGCAATGAAAGTGGAACCCCAGTTTGGATAGCTTTTGATGTAGGAGCTTTCTTTTTGCATGTTAAAAATTCTGATTTATACCAGTTAGCAAAGAAAAAATGTGATTTGAGAGACACTGTAACAAAAGTAAATGAGTGTCTTTATAAAGGTTATAGGAGAAAAGGTAGGAAAGACTTAATGTCTATGGTTAATCTACAAGATATATTCATTGCCAATTGCGAACATTGGATTCTCCCATATCAGGAGTATGAGCTACCTATAGATAGTGTTTAAGGGTAGTCTCTGAAGTCTCCAGTCCCTATATAACTAAACCCGTTATTATAAGGCTCTATAAACAAACCAGTGGTGACAGGTGCAGAACCAGTCCAAGATTTATATCTCTCGTTGATATTCCTGTTGTCTTCTCTTAATAAGTGTTGTCTACCGACTTCACCATTTTGTCCACTTAATAAATACATACCAGTGACTTCAGCTCTAAAACTGGCCCAATCACCAGATTCAACTGAAATGCTAGAATGAATTTCGCTTAATAAGTCTATAGGCATACTCTTTTAGTTACACTTTTTTCTAGATTCTTGAAAAATCTATTGACGCAACTTAAATTGTAAGTATAATCGACTCTATGCTATTATGGATATTTATTATTAT